ATACAACATTTGCATCTTCACTAATCGAACTATCTACAATTACACCTTCTGCACTAGTTTTTTGAATTTTACCAATAGTACCTGTACCTGTTATTTGCGTCTCATATATTGTTTCTCCGCCAATCTTTGACTTGTTTAATGTCGTGTTAAAAAAAGATGCTCCTTTAACGTATGCTGGTTCGGTTGCTGTTGTGAATTGACCTAGTTTTAGTAAGTTTGAAAGTTTGATGCTACCTAATACTTCAAGCGCATCTGTTGGGTCTACTACGTTTATACCTATTCTTCCGTTGTTAGGTACTATTTTAGGGTCGGGAGAAAATTCATTATTAAAACCTCTACCAAAAAGTACACCACCAATATTCATGGAATTTGTATATCCGTTTGGTAAAGAGATATAGTTACCTATTATAATGTTGCCGCTACCTATGTTATTCCCTGTAAATGCCCTACCCGCATTTATTCCAAAAAGGTTTGAAGAGTCTGCATTTGTTGCGTTCAAACCAGCACTATTTCCAAAGAAATTAGAGTTTGATGCATTTGTTGCTCCGTTACCAGCGTTCGATCCAAAGAAATTAGAATTTCTTGCCTCTACTGCACTTGCACCACAAAAAACACCAAAGAAATTAGAACTGTTTGCATTTGTTGCCCCTATTCCACAAAGAGTTCCAAAGAAATTAGAACTGTTTGCATTTGTTGCTCCGTTACCAGCAAGATTTCCAAAAAAGTTTGAACTGTTTGCATTTGTTGCCCCGTTTCCAGCGTCCGTTCCAAAAAAGTTTGAACTGTTGTTGCTAAAATTGCTTTTAGAACCCGCAAAAAAAGTTGTTCCTAATAACTTTACATTTTGGTTATTATTGAAAAAATCTAAAGTTGTTAAATCTTGCGCGTTAACTGGTGTTAAACCCGCAGCTAATCTTAATACTTTTGCGCTTAAAACATTTGTTGCATCTTCACTAATTGCACTATCTACAAAGCCACTCGCTCCTTTTTTCGGTAAAACGTTTAGTGTTGGGTTCGGTATTGCGTCTACATAAGACTGTAACGCAATTGTACCGCTTTGATTTGGTAGTATGTATTTTCTAGTTGCTGTTAAAAGTAATGTGGATAACCTTGCGAAAATTGTATTTGTTTTACCAAATACAGTTTGACCGTTTTCATCTGCTTGTGTATTAAAACCAAATAGATTAACGTTATTAAAAGTGTTATTTTGCGCTGAAGCGTTACCTAAAGCATTTACATTAGTTCCTGAGTTATTAAATGCTGAAGCACTACCTATTGCATTTACATCAGATGCTGTGTTATTCTGCGCTGAACTATTACCTAATGCATTTACAAAATTACCTGAGTTATTAAATGCTGAATTAATACCTAAAGCATTTACATCTTTCCCTGTGTTACCAAGCCCAGCATCAGTACCTTGAAAATTTTTTCCGTCAATTAAATCGTTGTTATTGTCTAAAACTTCTTGAAGTGTAGGTATTGTGTTTGTTATTTCAATGTTACCACCGTTTAACAAGTTTTGGCTGTTAATACTAGCTATGTTCAAACCGTTTACTAAAGTATTTTGCTTTTCAGACAACAAAGCATCGACTGAACCTTTTAAATATACAATTGGATCTGCGTTGTTTACGTTTGTCTTAACAGTTCCACTAACTGTAACTTGTGCCTTAACCGCACCGCCAATAGTTGACTTTTTAGCCTTGTAGCTAGAGCCTTGAGGACTTTGCGAAACATCGTTTGGATCTACAACGTGTATAAATGCGTTGTCAGGTACGCTTAAAATCTCTGTTAGTTCGGTTAATTTTTTATCTACTAAAGCCATCTATTGAAAAATATAATTGTTATCGTTTTGAAAAATATAGTTTGTACTATCGTTAAAAATATAGTTAAATCCGTCAAAAATTATCAAACTAGTGTTTATTAAATTATTACAAAAAGGTGCAATATTTTCTTCTTGCCCACTAAATGAAATGTTATAAGTTTGGTTTGTGCTTATTGTTAAATTTTCGCTTTCTACTCCGTTTCTAAAACCCATTAAAAAAAAGTTATCGTTATAATCTTCAATTACTATAAAATAATCTTTTTTAAGTAGCTTGCTAAAATTAACATTGTCAAAAGCACTTATTTTGCTAAAATTTAAAGATAAACTTTGATTGTAAGATTTACCACCGTCTGTAATTTGTTGCGATTGCGAGAAAGTACTTGCGCCAAGCATCTCAAACTTATAAATAAAGGTTTGCGGAAAACCAGTTAATTCTACGCCATCATAAGCTATGTTTGAACGAGTTACTTTTTTGTAAGGCGCTAAATAAACAGACTTAACGCCACCAACCGTGTTTTTACATTGCTTTAACCGTCCGTTAGTAATTTCTTTCATCGTAAAATCTTCTGTCTAGTCTGTCGCGTCTTATATCTTGCGTTCTCGTGCCGCTCATTAGCCACCCTCCCGTTAGTTTAATTTTATCTACCTTATTATCTAAATCGATATACTGTAAATACTCAGGTATATTTTTGTAAATAAGAAACTTTTGCGCTCTTGCTAGATACATTTGCGCCTTGGTTCTTTGCGTTTGAGCTAAATATTGTACCTCGCTTTTATCTACTATTTGGCTGTCGCTTGGTTGATGCTTAAATATACCCCCGTTATCAACGCTATAACTTGCGATTTCAACGTATTCAGCAAATATTTGATGTCTAAGTATAGGTTTAAGATAATCTTCGTATAAAACAAGGTAATCACCCGTTAAATTATTGTTTGTAAAGTCTGTTAATAGTCTATTGTACAAAGGCGTACCTAATAAAGGCTCAATTACCGAAATTTGAACATCTAAAATAACGGGTTTTATCTTATCAACGTCGATATTACCGCCTAAAGGAGTAAATTCTGTTATTTCTGACGGTCTAATTAATAGTGTTATAGGCATAATTTCTAATTAAATCTTTTGTTTGATGGTAAAAATCCATTGAAAGGCATATCTTTTGGTGCTGTATAAACTAATTTATCATTTGCTGGTAATATTTCGCCCTCTTTTCTTGCTTGTGCTGGCGTTATTTTCTCTGCTAAAGGACTGTTTACGTCTGATTTCAGCCTATAAGTTTCACGAATCCAAGAATGATGGCAGCCTCCACCGCCTTTATAAAAAAACAAATCGTAATTATCAACACCTTTTGGTCCCCAGCCGGGATTTACTGCTGATTTACTCATTCTGTCTATGTCTTGTTTACGATATAGCTTGTTTGCCCCTACCATTTTACTACAAAACTCTCTACTATTAGCATTTAAACCCATGCTATATCTGTAACGGCTCTTAAATAGTTTGCCGTCTTGCGTTGGGTTTGTAGTTGTATCTTTTGCGTTAGGGTTTGCCGTTCCCGTGCTTGCAAATTGTATATTATGACCAGCGATAATAGTGTCTAATTCTTCTTCATCTTCATACTCAACCTTCCTACTATCAACTAAATCATATCCATCTAAATCGCTGTCTAAACTATCTAAAATCTCATCTAGTGTTGACTTTTTTTTTTCTTCACTTAGTTGAGTTGGCATTAGTGTATCTTGTACCTCTGAAAGTGGTTTGAAATAAAAATCAAACGCCATATTATTAAAAGAAATGATTTCGTCAATAGCTTCTATAATCGGAAATTGTTTTGGTGCTATAACACGCTTTAAAAGTTGTGCTTCTGCTTCGTCAAGTTCGTTTGCGTTATTACCTAACCCCGTATTGTCTTTAATTCCCGCTAACATTGGAGAAGTTAAAAAATGCCCAGTCATTATTTGTTGACGTGCCTCATTGCTTAAAAACTCCCATTGCTTGTGCATAGATTCGTTAACAGGAAATGCTGTTATAGTGATTTCAGAGTCTTTACTAGCAAAGTTTAAAACAAATTTACCAGCGTTGGGTGATCCAGTTAATTTAGCTTTTATTTGACGCTCGAAACTATCTTTTTCTTCTGCTGTTAATGTTTGACCATCTGGCACGTTTATAAGATAACCCGCACTTAATCCGTTAAGTAAAAAGTTATTATAAAAGTTGCTAATTTCCTCCTCTATGTTTGCAAATTGCAAGGCTGGCAAGTAACTTGGATCTGAGAAGTAATTTTTACCCGCTGAATATGGTTTGATGCAGTAAATTTCTGATTCATCGTTAGAAGTACCAAACGCGCTAAACTGCTCAGCTAATTTTGGTTTGCTCCAATCTTTATTATAAAAATAGTGTTCTATTTCGCCCTCCTCGTTTTCTAAACTAGGAACTACATATTGTTTAGGCAAATGAAATATACCAGTAACTCTTTTGCGGTCTTTTGATTTAATAACTTGCACGCTAGCCTCACCGAATAGTTGAAAGTCGCTAACTATTTTACGTAAGTCTTTGCTATTTAAAATAGTTTTAAAATTAGCCCATTCAGTCGGTTTTGAACT